CCTTTTTCTTAGCTATCTTCTCTGTTTCTTCGGCAGAAAAAATGTTGTTTTGTAGTAGCTCTTGAGACACGTTTAAATCTGAGAAGAAATTAGCTCCAGATCTAAGCAAATATCTTCTTACATGTTTAGCTTTCTCTAGAAGTTTAGGGTAGCAACTAGCATGTGAATGTGATAGATACTTTGCAGCAGCTAGTGCTAGGGTGTGCCTTAAACTGGGGTAAGAGGGTGTTTGGCTCCAGGGATCATCAGGATTCCCTATCTTAATAGATATGCCGTACTCCTTCGCTAACTCCACGGGTCTGGGTCTACCGTAGGTGTACTTGGCGTATACAACCCAATTGGTGACTCTATTCCACACTCTATAGATACCGTCTTGCTGCTCATCCGATATCTTCATTCGCAGATCGTCCCTGCAGTACTTTAGGTAATTCTCTAAAAAGTCTGGGCCGTAGAAAGTTTTAGAAGACGAGGGGTACCTACCAACTGTGTTAGCAATGGAAATAGTTTCCATCATAAGTTCGTGACTAGTTGTTGGGGCGGGTGGGGGGCAAGACACCTCTAATATGCTGTCTAGCTCCTCCTGTAAGGGTGTTGTTTCGGGATTGAGTATCAGGTGATACTTCTCCGGCACAGGTATACTGTGTTTTACCTCTTCGTCTAAAGGTTTAACCTCAAAAACATCAGGGTATAGAGTAGTAAACCTATCAATTAGGCGTTGGGTTCTAGTATCCTCAGCAACGGTAGTATCCTCAGCAACGGTAGTATCCTCGTTCTCTGGGTTCCGGGCTAGTGACTTAGCGCATGATGAAGTCTTTTTGTTTCTCATGCCCCCAGTATAGGGGTGTCAGCAACGGATGTCTACTGATTAAAAAGGGATATAACCCTTTTTGCCCTATTCGGGGTTTGAGTTTTAGCCCATTCGGAGTCTGCGGCATGGGTAGCTACAGAGTTCCAATCAACCTTACTGGGATCCTGTACATTAATAGCTTTGTTCATGTTGGTGAACTTGCCAAGACCTTTGGGGCCCATTTGGTACATCATATCTTGAAGTGCTAATCGTTGATTTTCAGAAAACTGGGGATACCCGGGATACTGAGATTTCAGTAAACCTGCATTATGGTCTAAAGCTTTATTCATCAGAGCTAGTCCCTGCAGCTCTGTTACGGTGCCCACTGCTTTAGGACCCCAGATGTTGTCTGGGCTCATACCTATGCTGTTGATGTACTCTATGGCCCCTGGGGATTGCCTGGTGGTGCCATACCCTATAGTCGGTACCCCGGAGGTGTCCAGATAGGTATTGCCCCTAAAACCCTCGTTAACCTTTAAGGCTTTGATAAGTTTATCCCGCTCAGACAACACTGGTACAGGCGTTGGGGGGGTGCTCTGGGTTGCGGCAGGTATATTTAACTTCTGGCCTACCCGGATATAGTCGGGGTTGGCTATTCCGGGATTAGCGGACAGTATGTCTTTTAATGTTACCCCGCTGTTTACCGCGATACGAGATAAGGTATCCCCTGCAGTAACTACATAGGGTTTATTAACGTCTGATAATTTCAACCACATCGTTGACCCCAAGCTCCCCGCGATTAAAAGCTTTAATAACATCTTCCTGCGTTTCAAAGGATCTCTTAGCCTTCTTCTTGGATCCCCCTTCGGACGTAGCTAGGTATAGGCCGAGTAGGAACTCATTAGAGATGAACTTAGAGGGTTTAAAGTCCTTGGACAACAAGATATTTCTACTAGGTAACATCTTGTCCAAGATATCGTCTACAGCCTTCTGCGATGCGGGAACATGTATACGCATCGTATCTCCATCGAAGTCTGCTCCATAGCCTTCTACTACCGAAGGAGAGATTCTAATGGTATCGCCTGCTGTGAGTACAGCCTTTGCCCCCATCATGCCGTACTTCCAATGCACAGGGGCACGAGTTACCATAATGGGGCGCTCTTCCATCTCTGTTAAGAGCATTTGTTTAGCGAATTGGGTTTTGTTCTTAACCGCCTTCACAGCTTCTATAGGCTTTAAACCGCTCTTAACCATTCGGTTCAGGACATAGGGCTTAAATACCTTGAACGCCATCTTCTCAGGTATGCCAACATGGTCCATATCTAAAGATGGGTCGGGGCTAATAACAGCGTTACCCATACCGTCTACCAGGGTGGATAGTACCTTCCTCTGGAAGAAGGAGTATTTCGGGTTGTCGCCTAGAACATGCTTTAACAGTCCGCCTTTAATGTTAGCGTTCTGTAACTTAGTTGACGTGGGGTCCCCTAGACCAGTTACAGCCTTAGCTGCTTTATAAATCTCTAGCCTGAGTGATTCGTCTCCATGGTCGCCTAGCTCTTTCCTAAGCTCCGCTGCATTCTCATTAAGATCAAATAACTCTTTATATAGGTAGTTAGCATCGCTCACTAGCATCTGCCTGCCTGTATCGGTTATAGGTCTAAAGACAGGGGGGAGTACCGGCATTCTATCCCATATAAAGGATTCGGGGCCTATCTCTCTGTCCTTCATAGTGGATAGGTAGGTAAGCTTTTTAATAGCTTTACTGCGATTCTGCCCCGTGCTACTTTTGATGGTTTGACGTGCATTAGAGATAGCCTCTTCAACATTTATAGCTGATAGTGCTTTCTCTATACCTTCAATACCGGATACCTGGTTTACCGACTCTTTACTTATAACCTGCTCAAACTCTTTTTTTGTGAAGTCTAGTAAGCTTCTAACCACATCCTCCATAACGGGGTTAACTATCTTATAAGTTAAAGGTATGTAAGCAAACTTTTTCTGCTCCACTCCGAATATGGCATCGTCAAAAAGACCGCCGGGATAGGGGTTACCTGTTTTAGAGTTGATGTCTTTGCTGGTTTTTAGCTCGTGCTGGGCTAACTTTTTAATGTCTTTGCTAGTCATGCCGTATATATTGACATGTCCGCCCTGCCTTGTAACGTTAACCCCGGCTCCTTCGAGCTGGGCAACAAACTTGTGCCAAACAAAGGGAACCTCTACAGGCGGTACAGGTAAACCAGATTTAACAGCTTTCCAGTACTCCTCATTCTTTTGGCCGCGTATAAGTCGGGTGTCCCTCAGAGCGTTGACAGCACCGTAGGCTAACAACGCGTCTATATCTGCCATCCCCAATCGCTTGGCGCCTTCCTTTCCCCCCTTAACTGGGGTGTCTTCGGCGCTGTATCCGCCTGTAGATCGACCTGATAGTTTACCTTCAGCCTGGAACTGACTATTCATAAAGTATCTGTAACCATTAAAGGCTTTAATGGATTTATTTAACCCGGGGTCATATAACTTGTCTCGATCTTTTAAATCGTTCTCGTCTAGCTGACGCTGGGCAAAGTCTATGAAAGACTCCTCCATGAATGCAGGTATCTTTATGGCTTTCCCTAGTTTATGCGCAACTTTACCCAATACAGCCTCTACAGCCTGGATAGGGTTAACTCGGCTAATAATCCCCAGGGAGCTGAGCAGCACTTCCATGGGTTCGCCTTCTTCGTTCTGGGGCATGTCCTCGTCGGGAAGTACAGCGGCTAATACACCTTTATCCCCGAACCTGCCTACTAACTTATCGCCGACTTTCATGGGTCTGTAAGACTTGACGGCTACTTGGTATCCAGAAGGGGTCTTAACTACATCTGTGACTAAGCCCTGACTTTCTTTCTCCCACTCTATGGCTTTATTTAAATAGGTGTCTTTGATTTTCTTACGTATGCCGTGCGTAGTTCCTGTACTTACCCCTACCCCTAAAATAATGGGATCTCCAGGGTTTATAAGGGTACCGGGTTTTACAACCCCTACATCATCTATAGTACTCAGCTGTTCATGGGTATATTCTCCGGGGAATACAGATATAAACTTGTTTCTATCCGCCTTAAAATTATCGTGTTTTCCGTAACCCTCTAGATGCATGTGCTCTGAAGACAACTTTTTAGCCGCTGAGTCTGAGATAATAATTCCGTCCTCGAATAAAACTCCACCCGACTCTTCATCCCCGTGAGCTAGATACGCTACCCTCAAATTCTTTCCTACGGCTAACCTACCTTCATCATCTGTGTAGTTAGACTTAGCTAAGATCTGCCCAGGTCTAACCTTGTCTCCAGGCTTTACTAAAGGGGTGCTATGTATAAATGTTTTTCTATTAAACGGGAAATTATTGTATAAGTTATAGGTCTTCTTCTCGTCTCCGTACTTAACTGTAATTTCGTCCTGGGTAGACTTGACTACTACCCCTGATCCCATCTTTCTGTCGGAGTACTGGGCTCCCATAGATCTGCCTACACGTTTATCGAAAGACTCGTTCTTAGTGCTTTCCGGATCCAAAGCCTGTACTAAGGGGGCTTCAGGCTCCTGTAGGGGGAGCGCCTGCGTAAAGAACTTGGATCCCATAATTAATCGTTGGCCTTTAAGGCCTGAAACCCCTGGTACCAGATTAGAGTTAATGTTAAACATGCTCTGCGAATGAGGTATTTCGTAATCCACATCTTCAGGGGATACGTATTTAATTTTGCCTTTAACCATAGCCCGGACGGGGTTACCGGTCTTCATAGACCTGGCGGTCTCTCCGGGGAACGCCACCACAGAAGCGATTGCATCTGAAGCTGACACTAACTTAGACCTACCCTTAGGGGTTAACATTTTAGTGTATATTTGTCCGTCAGACCCCTTCATTGCCCCTATGGCTAATCTAAGGTCTACACCTGCTTGGATTGATTCAGGTGTACGGATCGGATCCAAGAACCCCAGGTGGGAG